ATATCATCTTTGTATCCTGATGCTACTTGTGTTCCTTTTATACCTTGTTCTTTACGTCCTTGAAGTAATTCTAAAAATTCATCAAATTCCATTTCCATAGGAATAGTTCCTTTTTTTTTGTAATCCATAAACATTTCAAAAGTTTCACCCATTGCATCATCGTAACCATAAGATGCTTGTTCACCATACTCAACGCCTTGATCTCTCATTAAATCCATAATACCTAAATCGTCTGTTTGTTCTTCTATTTCTACTTCACCACCTCTAGCAAATCTTTTAAACTCTGTTGGTTCCATTTCTCCAAAACTTCTACCATATGCTTTTTGAACACCATCCATTGCTGCCATTAAACCACTAGATAAATCAGAAGAACGTTCACTTTTTGGTATGTTAATATTAAATGTTGTACTTTTTTTATTACCTTCTTCATCTTCATCATCCTCTACTTTAACAATTTCAGTTTTTTTCTTTGGTTTTCTTTTAAACATAGCCGGCATTACATCATTTATCGATCTTGCATTAGCTAAAGCTTCAGCCCTACCCATATCAAATCCACCATTTCTATAACCTATTCTGCCACCATCTGCGTAACCATATGTATCTAACATAGTATTAACATAATCATCATCATAACCAGCATTTTTATAGATACCAAAAATTGCATTTCTTCTATCTACTTTACTAGCTACACCTTGTTCTAATAAATTTTTATTATACTGATCTATTTCATCTTGTCTAATTTCTGCAAACTTTGCAGATTGATCTAATGCTGTTTGTGCACCTATTGTTTTTAAGGCACCTAAATTTCTTACAGCAGCGTCTCCTTTGCCTGCCATGTTAGCTAATTTTTCTGTAAAACTTAAAGCAGTTCCAGCATCCTTAACAGGTGCAAATTTTGTAGCAACTTGTCCTAACCCACCTGATATTGCTCCAGGAGCTGCTGCTAAAATTCCTGCTCTTAATGGATTACCTTGTTCATCTGTAGCTGCAGATGTTGCTGCTGCTATTAATCCTCTTTGTGCTAATGCTGTTCCCAGTCCACTACCAAATGCTTTACCTGCTATTCCAGGTCCAAAACCTGCTGCAATATAAGGTAAGAACGGCCTAATCTCTTTAGGTATAATCTTCTTTGCTATTTTACGAACTGGTCTGAATACTTTTTTAAAAAATCCCATAATTTTTATTGTGTTATATAAGTGAAATGCAAGATGGCTACTCTTGATTTAAGCCAGTATCTTTCATTTTACTTGTTTTTTTACCTCTAGTCAATCTAGAATATATTACTACCTGCTCCTAAATTTATCTCTTCTACGGTTAATTTAACGTCTCTTCTTATGTGTTCTGCTTTAGTAGCTGTATCTGTATTTTGTACATCTGCTAATGCTTCTGCATCCGACATATACTCTTGACCTGTTTCCATGTTAGTTAAAGTAACTTCACATTTAGGTGTAATTACAGGTACTTTTTTACCATTAATTACTTCGTATCTAACTGAAGCTTCTGTCTCTACAAATGACATTATCTGTCCTCCCTATTAATTTCTAGTATTGATGCAACCACGTGCAATCTATTTGCATCTGCAGCGGTTACTTGTAATGTTTCACTCTCTTGCATAATTAAAGGCTCATTTAATAATTGTTCTGTAGCATTACCTGCTATAGCTTTATTTTTAAATATAGTAAATTTATCAGCTGATGCTGGATCTCCATTAAATAAGTCAACTGTTATGTCACTACCATTATTAGTATCATCACAAACTAAAATAGATTTTATAATAGCTCTAGAGTTTGAAGGTACAGCATACAAAGTTGTAACTGTATTGGTTGTTAAATCTTGTTTTTGATTTTTATATATATTTGCCATTTATCCTAATCCAAAAAAGGTATATCTTTCAGAGTCTTCTTTTAATTGTGTTAAGTATGTAGAGTTTAACTGTTCAATAATTGTGGTTAACGCTCTGTTAATTTGTCTTTGGTTGTCCTCACTATATTCTTTTTTAGGTTCAGGTAATCTTACTACTACTTTAGTCATTATCTTCTTCCATCTGGTTGTAGATCAGCTTGGAATGTACCAAATCTCCAAGATTGTCCTGATCCTGTATTTTCAATTTTAAGCGCAGCATATCTACCACGAGCTCGTGTATCTACTTTAGTCGTACTTGCAGTAATTGTAAAGGGGCTTAAAGCTGTATTTGTATTAGGATCTGCAGGATAATCAGCTACTGAAATAGTAATTTGTGCATCTCCTACTAAATTTTTAAAGTTAGGTAAAAATCTTCTCATAGCTAAAAAGTATTCTCCAATACCTTGATCGGTCTGTAAAGCAAAGTCATAAGATTGTGCAAAAGAAGTTAACACTGTTGTACTTCCATTTGGATTAATTTGATCTGTTCCTACTTCATGTTCAAACAATACGCTTTGACCTAATCCTGTTTCACCTATGATTGTAGGGAAAGTTCCAGTATTAGAATTATTAAAAGCTGTAGCATATGGTCTTGGATAAACTAATGAATCAATCCAAGCTGTTCTAATTGAATTTGTATTTGTACCTGTGTACCAATTACCCATAGGAACGGGTTGAGTTGTTTGACCGTAGTTGTAAACTACATATCTATCATTAAAATCAGATCCTGTTGTAGGATACCACCAAACAACTTCTGTAAATAAATTATTAATACCTGCATTAATTTGTTGACCTTTAGTTGTATCAATATCATCAAATACATAATCTTCAACAGAACAAGGTAAAGTATTAACTGTACCATCAAACGAGAAGAAACCATTATTACCCATCCAATACGCAACACCATCAATTTCAATTGCAGCGTTCTGTCCTATTAATCCACAGTTAGTACCAACTTGTTCAAAGCCAAATGTAAAAGGTGCACCTACAAATTTCATTGTGTATAATGCATTGTCAGTCCATACTAGAATATTTTCTTTTGCAACTAAAGCTCCTACAATTTTTGTACCATCTTGTAATCTTTGTGAACCTGCTGTGTTAACGGCTTCTATGGTATACTCATTAATACTTTCATCAGCAGAAAATCTAATAAACATATCATCTTGTGTACTTGGATCTCCGATAGTTATTTCAGTTCCAAAATGAATTAAGTGTCTTGTTGTTGGTGAAATTAAAGTTGTTCGTGTTGCAGTTGGATTATTTGTAGTTAAAAAAGTAGTTGTAGTTGTTGATGCTCTTGTTGTAAATCTAGCCGCGATCCCTGCATTCCAAGTAAATGTTTTACCATTTAATATTGTTGCTACAAGAACTTGTCCAAAAGAATTAAGTGACCAAAGGCCTGGTTCTAATGTAACCGTTGATGCTTCAACGGCACTACCAAATCCTGTAAAATTAGTTGCATTTTGAACAACAGTGTTGGTACTGTGAGCTTGACCATTTGATGTGCCAGGAGTTGCTGTTCCATTTGTGCCTCTAGTGATACCTAAAAATTGTGTAGAATTTTTTGATGTATAGGTAATTAATTCATTGGCTATTGCAATTGTACCGGCAGCTGGAAAATCAGTAGTTGAATCTACAGTAACAGCGGTCCCCGATCCACCTGTACCAGCAGTATCTGCGTTTAGTGATCCATTTAATTCTGTTTGTACAACACCGGTAATTGTTCCACCATAGTTACCAATACCAAAACCATAACCATAAGATTGTTCTGCTGGACCAACGGGCTCGTAAGGTTTTAAAGTAATACTACCACCTGTTGCAACAGTTCCTGTTGCGTTTGAACTTTGTGTAATTGTAAAAGTTGTTGGAGTTGGAACGCTAATAACTTGAAACTTCTTATCTTCAAAATCTGATGCTGCATAACCTGTACCGCCTGGTAAAGTTACACTATCAAATAAAACTATATTACCTACATTTATTCCATGTGCTGATGAAGTTGTAATAGTGCAAGTTGCTGAAGTGTCTACTGTTGCAATCGTTGCACCAGTAATATCAGTTTTTAAAGGTGTAATGTCAAAAAGTTGTCCTTCAAAATAAACTAATAAAAATTTATCTGTACCTAATGCTACATATCTATTGCCTTCTAAATCTACAAAAGCAAATTGTTTTCTAACTACACCTACAATAGTATCTTCAAGTAAAGACTGCCAACCACCAACTTTTTCTGGTAATCCATATCTAAATCTAACATTATCTGAATCAACCCAACGACCTACCGCACCAACAGTAGTATCCTGTTTGTCAATTCCTGGCGCAAATTTAATTTGTTGAAGAGCCATATTTTAGCTCCTATGCTGTGTTTGATT